AACTTCATGGTCAGCAGCCCTCACCCTCTCGGCGGCTCGGCGGCGCCCCTGGGCATCCGTGCCCCGGCCAGGTGAGCCTCCCGCTCCGCTTTGTCGTGATCCCGCACCTGGTCGTAGGCGAGAATCAACGCCTGGGTGTGGACGCCGCAGTCCTCCCAGTTGGGCTTCACTCCTGGGGGCCGGATGCCGAGTCGCTCGCAGGCTCGCCAGACGGCGTACTCTCCGGTTCGGTACTTGGGCCAGAGGATGCGTCGCTGACCGGCTGCTGACCACGTAGAAAAACCTGCCGCGCCTGTTCGAGCTTGGCCTCGTCCAGGCAGTTGGCTTCCCAGACGAGTTGGACGATCCGGTTCACCTCAACTTGCGAAAAGCCCGCGTTGCGGAGATCCTCGGCGTAGTTCGTCCACGTCTTCGGGTTTTCGGGATCAACGGTGTCCCACTCGATCTCGGACGGTTCGAGCGACTTGACGACCATGTAGGCCACGCGGCGACGGCCGTGGGCGAGCATGGCACTTCGCCAATTCGCGTCCTCTTCGTTGGGTTCCTTGCCGGCCTTGGTCAGGCGAACGGGCGGCTTGGGCTCGGGACACAGCTTGTCGAACTCGTCCATGTCGGCCAGGCCGCGGGCGCGAAAGACGATCTGCTCTTTGCCGCGCGGCAGGACGAGGACTTCTTCGGCCGGCAAGGTGCCGGGGTCGATTCCACCGATTCTCATGGGTAGGCTCCTCGGATTGGAGGAATGTGACGAGGGGAGGGAGACGAGGTGGGATCGCCAGACTACTGGCTCACGCGGCTGACGGTCGGCTCGACGGCGTTGCACCGGCCGCTGACCGAGACGGTCGCCTCGCCCAGGTCGAACTCCTTCGAGTCCGCGCGGAAGTCGGGGAAGATCGAGATTTCCATGTCGGCACCGCCGCAGGGCGGGATGTGCTCGACCTCGACGTCCACGGCGTAGGGCTCGCACGGATCGGCCGAACTGCTGACCCACTCGGCGGCCCCGCCCTTGCCCTTGATGGCGTCCATCGGCGTGATGGCCTCGCCCGTGCCGGTGGTGACGAACTCGTACACGAAGTCGAGGTTCACGTCCATCGGCACCTGATTGCCTTCGCGCACGGTGTCCAACTGGCCGCGATCCAACTCGTACTCGTACTCCGAGTTCTCGGTGTACGTCAGGTTGCCGTCGCCGACCTTCACGTCGATCTGCTGCGGCAGGAACGTGATGACGGCATCATCGACCGGGACGCCATCGGCGGTAGCCAGGGCCGGTGTGAACTCGATGTTCGTGGTCGTCGCACTGCCGTCGGCGGGCGTGCGGCCGGTCACGGTGTAGGTCACGTCGCTCGCGCCGACGACCGTGAATCGGGCGCCGATCGGGATTACGTCGGTCCCCAGCTTGCCGTTGACCACCACGGTGTCGATGTCGAAATCCGTGTCGCCGTCGGCCGGGGGTGTGACGGGCTCGTTGACGGCGGCCGTGCCGCTGAAGCCGTCCTTGATGCGGATGGTTGCATGGCGAAGTTCGATGCGTGCCATGAGCTAGTCTCCATTGGTTGAAAGGAAGAGGTGATACCGGGCGTCAACCGCGCTCTGGCGGAGCCGATCGTCCCGACTGATCTGTCCGAAGTGAATCACTCGGATCGCGTCCCGCTTGCCGGAGCGGAGCGTGAGGCAACCGAGTAGTGATTCATCGTCATCCGGCCCTTCGCCCCACTTGAAGACGGGGATCGGACCACCGGCCGCTTGAAGCAACACGCCGGCCTGCTGCACGATGTCGTAGGCGTTGCGGGTCTGGCCGCCCATCATGCTCGTCAACAGAAGATTCACGTCCACGTCAAGGCGGAAGTAGCCTCGGCTGAGTTCCGTTACGGCCGGGCCGTTGATGCGGAATTCGACGTGATCGTTGGCCCGCATCTTCTCGGCCTCGCGTTCGTCGATCCCTTCAATGAGGATGGGCATCTCGATCCCGTCCGCTGCCTGCTTGAAATAGTCGGCAGCCGAAGCGAATATCCATCGTGGCCAGTGCGGGTTTGCAGTGCTCATTGGCGACCTGCTCCTGTCGCGAGGCTCAACAGGCTATCGGCCGCAACCAGGTGGACCTGCTCGGCAACGCGGCCCATCAGTTCCTTGCCGACCACAATCCACGCGGCACGGAACTCGAACTCCCAGATGGCCTTGATCTCGTAACGGCGGCCGTTGTAGACGAGCCAGTCATCGTCAGTGAACTCAAAGCCCTCGGGCAGGTCACGGGCGTCGATGATGAACTTCCGCAGGCCGCTGTCGAAGCTGCCGCCGTAGACGAACGCCTTGTTGGCCGAAATCTGCGAGATGCTTTGGATCACCTCGCGGCTGACCTTGACCGGCAAGATGACCGCCCGCCGGACGACGAACATGTCCTTGTCGATCGTCTTGCGCCCGGTACGCACGTCGGTCTGTGCATCGTTCAAACGATAGACACTCACCGTGCCCCCGTACTGTCGTTTGAGCGAGTACAGGGTCTGCTGGATCATCCGGTTGAGCGTACGATCGGCCGGATGCATGGACGCCTACCTGTTGGATTGACGGTCGAGGGCCCTTTCCAGTCGTTGCATGACGACCGTGTTCTGTGCGATCACGGTCGAGCACTTTTCGACCAGCGGCAGTAGCACCTCCCGCTGTTCGTCTTCAAGGGTCTCGATCCGCGCGGCCAGCCGATCCTCCCGGCGATAGTCCCGCCACAGGAAGAAGATCACGGCAATCAACAGCGGCCCGAACTGCTTGAGCAGCCACATCAAGTCCATGAAGTTGTCCACGGTGCGTTCCTCGACAGCGTTGGAAAAAGGCGGGCAGAGCAAGAAGTGGGAAGGGACGCCCGGCGCGGAGCGGGCCGCGCCGGGCAATCCCCAAGAGACGTAGGGGCGATTAGCCCTGGAGCACGACGGCCAGGTCCGGATCGAGGACCGCGACGCCGGCCAGGATGTCCATGTTGACGACCGTGCCCTGCTTGATGCTGTTGTATTGCATCGTCACGCGCATGGCGATGTCGTTGTAGGACGCCACGGCGGCCATCACGCCCATCGACAGATTGGGCAGGGCCAGCGGCCGGGTGACCAGGGCCAGGGCGTCACGGTGGAACGCCAGATTCATCGCGCCGGCCGGACCGGGGAAGGCCAGGTCGTTGTCGGCCAGGGCGGCCTCCAGCGGGCGGTCGAGCCAGATGACCCGATCGGCGCCGGACGCCTCGGACTCGATCACCGTGTAGGTGTGGCGGCTGCCACCGGTGCCGAACGAGACGAGCTGGCCGATCTGGAGCGGCTGGGTGAAGCCGTCGATCGTGATGCCCTTGGTGTAGGCGGCCGGGTAGGCGCCCTTGACACTCTGGGCTTTGTACACGGTGATGGCCGCGCCGGCCTCCGTGGCGAACTTGTTCGCCTCGTGCAGCGTGACGGCCGTCGTGTCCCCCGCGGCGGTCGTCGCCGCGGTGACGTAGGTGGGCTGGTCGTTGCCCTCGACCACGGCGTACTCGCCGGCCTGGACCTCGTAGCCGGTGATCGTGACCGCCTGCGAGCCGGTCGCGCCGATGGCCGCGGCGTTGGTCACCGTGCCGGTGGCCACGTCGGAGCTGCCCTCGGCGATGTCGTTGACGTTCTGGTCCATCCAGGTGTCGAAGCCCAAGATGCGGCCCAGCCGGGCGTTTTCCAGTGCCGTTCCGCCGTCGCCCCGCTGGTCGGCCGCGATGAACAGCTCGTTCTTGAGCAAGGCGGTCTCGCTGGCCGAGCCGAGCACCAGGTTCCGCGCCGTCACTGGGGCCTTGTTGTCGTTGAGCACCTTGCGGGCTTCGAGCAGGTAGTCCTTCGAGTTCGACTCGTCGAGGTTCAACAGCCGCCCGACGCGGCCGGCGGGACCGGCCAGGAACTGGTGGACCCGGCCGAGCACCGCGCGATCGACCGAGCGGGCGATCACCTGCATGGCTGGCACCATGTAGATCGTGACCAATTCTTGGAACGACTTGCTGGCCTCGCCGTCCTTGATCACGAACGAGTTGTAGATGTGCTGGTCGAGCGGGACCTGCACGTTGGTCGAGCGGGCATCTTGCGTCTCGACGTCGTCATCATCCGTCTTGCGTCGGATCTTGAAGCTGGCCGGCTGACGGGTGTTGACCACGTCGCCGAACTCGGCAATCTCGTCCTCGAAGTCGCGGTGGACCATCGAGGCGGCCACCATGTTCTCTTCGAGGATCGCCAGGCCCTCCTGCGCCCAACGCTCCGGGATGTAGGCGTCGTTGTCGTTGGCGTAGCAGGTGGGAACCGCCGGGGAGAGGTAGAGAGGATTCATCGTGATGAGTACTCCGTTGTGGGGTGTGGCGACGAATGTCGCGAAAGGTGGGACACACGAACCCCTGATTGACGGGGAGGTCAACGGCCCCGTTTGGGCTTCAATCCGAGAAGCTCAGGGTTCTTCTCGCGGATCTCGCGGTACTGCGTTGGGGACAGCTTCCGCACGTCGATCTGGCCGTTCGCGCCCGGTGCCAGATTACCGGTAGATGAGTTTCCGCCGATGCCGCTGACCACGCCGGACTTGAAGAGGTTCCCGTAGAGATGGGGCAACTCTTTCATCCGTTTGACCGCCTCTTCGGGAGTCCGACGGGTCATCAGCGGCGCGCCGGTTTCGAGATCGATGTCGGCGAAGTCGACCATGGGCTCGTACTCGCCAAGCCCCTTGCCCTTCTCGCCCGTCTTTTCGACCATCTTGGTCTGCGGCTTCAAGAGCGTAATGATCTGCGAAGGGCTGAACGATTCATGCGCGACCGCGGCGTCCTGCAAGGAGCGCTCGATGGTCGAGTCGGTGTAGCGATTCTGCCAGAGCTCGGCACGTTTCTCGACCTCGCCCAGTCGCTCTTGGTACTCTTCCTCCAGCTTCTTCC